CAAGCATTGTGTGGAGGGTTCAACTCCCTTCGGGTCCACCAAGATTGGAGTGTCCGGATCGGGTCCGGCATGGTGAGTGGCTTCGGCTGCAACAACCGCAGTGGTTCGACCCCACTACACCCCACCATGAATTCAATGTGGAGTTGGCAGAGCCTGGTCCATTGCAACGCGCTGCAACCGCGTCCAACCCCCAGTTCGAATCTGGGACTCCACTCCAGTATTACAATGGCAACATGAAAAACGTTGAAGAGCTTGTTATTCGGGTTTCACGGGAAGAACGACGATCGCATCTTGATTTGTCTATGCCCTGTATTTTTCGTGGCGGAAGCTCTCCAGCGTTTCGAGGGCTCCTTGCTACCATGCTGGATACCACCATTCCTCAATCTAAGGAAGTTTTTCTTTGTCATGCCTGCCATAACGGCGGGTGTAGTAACTGGAAACACCTCTATTGGGGAACAAGGAAGGACAACGGACAGGATTATCGTGAATCGCCAGTCTGGAAAACAGGTTGGCAGAAAATGCTGGATAGGCATGGTGAATCACAGGCGCGAACGTTGATGTCAAAAGCTAGCGCATCTAAAGCCACCTATAGTGGCGGAACACCTTATTCAGCCGAGCGTCTCTGTGAAATACTTGACGTTGTGACCGCGGTTGAGAAACGATGGGGGTGGAAAAAGAAATGCGCTGATCAGCTCGGTATTTCACATACACAACTACGTCGCTTTCTAGCAAAACATCTCCAGATGTAGCCCTTAGCTTCCACCCGGCATCGTGGCTCTGCGTGTGGTAGCTTCTGAACGGTATGGAACTCGAGGTGCGCCACGTCGCTAATCGATGGACCCCCAGCCGAAGCCGTGAAGACGGTGATCCGAGTGCAAGCCTCGGCCGAATTTTGGCGTCGTGGTCGAGTGGTCTATGGCAGCTGCCTTGAAAGCAGACGGTTCCGAAAGGGGCCCGTGGGTTCGAATCCTACCGACGCCGCCAAACACAGGTGATGTGGCAGAGAGGCCTATCGCACCGGTTTGCTAAACCGGAGATCCTCGCAAGGGGGTCCGTGGGTTCGAATCCCACCATCACCGCCAGTTTTGGGGACTTAGCTCAGCTGGGAGAGCGCAGCGTTCGCAACGCTGAGGCCACGAGTTCGATCCTCGTAGTCTCCACCAGGTTTTGCGCGTGTGGGGGAACGGTAGACCCGCCAGTTTGAGGGACTGGTGCCGAAAGGCGTGAGAGTTCGAATCTCTCCATGCGCACCAGATAAATACTCTGTCTAGAGCGGAGAAGCAACATGAAAGACATCGCCAGGCGCCATACCTACTTCGGGCTTGTTCTGCTGCTCATCGGCATGTGCCTTGGAATCTACATGGGCATCACCGGAAATCATGCACTCGCCGGAGCGCACGCCCACATCAACCTCATTGGAATGGTGCTCTCGCTGCTCTACGCCACGGTGCTTCGGCTGTGGGTCCCTGACGGGTCACCAACGATGCTCGCGCGAGCTCAGCTCGGCACACATCAGGTCGGTACCGTGTTCTTCACGGTGTGTCTCTTCTTGATGTTCAGCGGTAAGGCCTGGCCGCTGATCCTGGTTCCAGGGCTGCTGATCGGTGCCGTACTTATTTTTTCTGCAGCGGTGATGATGCTCGTCATCTTTCATCGCGCAACGCAACATTGAGAACCGCTGTTAAGGGTTATCTGGAAAAAACCCCTTGACGACCTTTGTTCTCACCTCCCTTAGAAAAGGAGCAGCATGTGCTGTTAAACGAGCTGTCGATATCTGAGGAGGATATTCTCAAAGCGCCAATGAATGAGATGGCGAACCTCTATCCAACGAAAACGGGGCTGCCGTGCGTAATTTGGTTCGGGGAAGTAGGTGGCCAACATGGCCCACGACTCAAAGTTAGCAACGTTTCTGGTCGATTTGCCGCAGACAATAACTTTGTTGTCAGCGTGGCGAAAGATCCTAAGGTTCTGACACCAAAAAGCGCTGAGCTCTCAACTGCGAAGATCGAGGATGTGCTTGATTGGGTCAAGTTGAATCACGACGAGCTCATGGAGCTCTGGAAGATCCACGAAACAGGTGACGGTGATGCCGATGAGGTTCTAGGTCGCCTAAAGAAAATTTAACAGGGTAGGAGGCGTGTAGCAGCCGTCGACGTCCGGAGCGTCGAAGTCCAGGTGCGACCCCTGGTACCCTGACCACTATTCAGCAGAGACGGAGGCGTTTGGTAGCCAGTTGCCTTTGGAAGGCTTCAGTCCCGGTTCGATTCCGGGGTTTCTGACCAAGAACAGCAAACCGCTGACAGAAGGTTATCATACGATGATCTGGTTCGACTCCAGACCGAGGGGAAACCCGCGGTCAGCCTCGTTCGGGAGGCACTCCTTCTTCATTTTCGTTTGCCCTAATTCGGAGTGTAGCGCAGCCTGGTAGCGCACCTGCTTTGGGAGCAGGGGGTCCAAGGTTCGAATCCTTGTACTCCGACATCAGGTTATATTGTTCCAATTTCACTAAATAGGTGATACAGTAGGAACAGTATGCCAAGACGACAGAAACTTCACCACTACATCTACAAGACGACCTGTCAGGTGACAGGTAAGTTCTATGTGGGGATGCATTCAACTGACGATCCCAACGACGGGTATCTTGGTAGTGGGAAAATTCTCGGTTACTCGATTGCCAAGCACGGCAGGGAGAACCACAAGAAAGAAATCCTCGAGCGCTTGCCAACTCGTGAAGCATTGAGACTTCGTGAGAAGGAAATCGTGAATGAGGAACTACTTGCTGATTCGCTAAACATCAACTTGAAATACGGTGGTGAAGGTGGTTTCGATCATCTGAACTCGCCCGAAGCAATCGAAGCAAGGCGTTGGACATTCACAGTACGATCGAAGGCCGGATACGAAGCGCAGCGCAAGTTGATGGAAGATCCAGGTTATCGTGAGAAGCGACTTGCTCAGCAGCGAGAAGTGATCAAGATTGCCAAGGCTGCAGCGATGGAGAAATATCCAAGTGGAACCTTCGCAAATAGGTCACACACTGCCGAGACTTGTCATAAAATGAAACAGTCGCACCAAGGTAAACACGACGGGCAAAAGAACTCTCAATTCGGCACATGCTGGGTGTCTAGAGACGGGAAAGCGATTAAGATCAAAAAGCCTGAGATGGAGACATACCTGTCTAATGGATATTCTAAAGGAAGAAAATCATGAGGAAAATCTTTGCAGTTGTGCTAGTGTTACTGAGTCTTCTGTGGCTCGGTGTTGGCGGAAGCGCAGAACTTCAAGATGAGGCCCGCAAGATCGCGACTTGGGGTGGATTTTTCATCTTCAACGGTATTGCCATTGCGCTGTGGAAATGGAGTAATTTTTCTGCTCAGAAGCGGCAGGCAAAACTAATCGCGGATGCGATTGACAAGAAATAACGAGAATAGGTCAGTCGGCTACCGCGAACGTGGCGGTGATAATGCCGGACAGAACGACATAGAAAGTCTGAGGTCGTTCAACCCCAAGCGGGATTAGCTCATTTGGTAGAGCGCAACCTTGCCAAGGTTGAGGTAACCGGTTCGAGCCCGGTATCCCGCTCCAGTTTAGTGAGGCGCGAGCCTCACGCTTTCATGTCGCCGAAGTGCGTACAGCGTCTGATCCTCGCGTTGTACGATGACGGCATGGAAGTCAGGGAGGATCTTAGCCTCACGTGGAGCCCGGTCCTCCGTGAAGGTGAAGATACTCCGGGACCCTGCGGATGTGATGTAATGGTAGCCTAGGACCTTGCCAAGGTTCATGCGCCGGTTCGATTCCGGTCTTCCGCTCCAGGTCTGAAGAACATGGTCTTACTCGAGGATCCGGGTAGTGGAAGTGCACAAACCCACTACATCGAGAGGGGTGTGAAAATCCCCCACAAACACACGCGGGTGTGGTCCATTGGCAGGGCACCTGGCTTCCAACCAGGCAGACGCAAGTCGCATGAGAGTTCGATTCTCTTCACCCGCTCCATTCCAAATTGTTGTAACCTGCAATCTGTGGTGTTCAAACCATTTGGAATGGAGTAGAATTGAATAGTGGTCAAGTTGATCACTGGTTACCTATAGGAGGCGGCGGAAGCACGCCTTATGGAGAGCCTGCTCTCCTAACCCCTTCAATTCTCTTCGAGGATCTGCAAATGGCGACGTAACAACTGTGGCCCACTGCACTGCCTTTTTGAAGTAGTAAGGAGATCCTGATGAACACACGTGCCGCTGGTGATAGAGCCAGCGTTCGAGACTGGGTAGATACCAGCTTTGATACCGCTGTCCAAGACCAGGGCCCGTCTGTCTGGTCCGTTCAGGATGTTCGCCCCGAGAAGCGAAGCTCCATGCACGAATCGACACTTGATTTGAAAGCTGGCTGCGTGGTCGATGAGCTAGATACGATACCAGCCGAGCTGCTCGACCTCTTCAAATAATCTGATGCGGGGTAGGGAAGCCCAGTCGTTCCCGCCGGCCTCATAAGCCGGAGATCGCAGGTGCGAATCCTGCCCCCGCTACCAAGACAAAAGCAACCGATAGATGATGGTTATCATGGAACCGGCACGCTGTAGGTTCGAGTCCTACCTTCTGGGGAAACCTAGTTGTGGCGGAATGGTAAACGCACTGGTATAGCCGCAAGGCATCTCCGTTGTC